GGGCTTACCTCAATCTTAAGAAGCACGCCAAGCTGAACACTGGTATCTGAGGCCGCTTTTTGTGTGTCATGCAATGGAGGTTAGATCCGTTGCGGTTGTGGAGGCTCCTTCAGGTCATTGAAGAAGTAATCACCCAGAGCCGGTCTTCCCCCATTGATAATTGATGGAGGAAACAAGGCGGCGGCAATCAGGAGAGGAAACAGGCTGGTGTTTGGTCCAGACCTGAGAAGAGCCCTCACCGGTTAGGGTGAAGGCTCATGCTCAAGCCTAGTCCATAGGAATCCAGTGGACCCTATGGTTGGAGTTGAGGTGGATGTCCTTGGTTTGGCCCAGTGTCCAGCGCTTGGGGGTGCGCAGCTGGATGTGGCGGAGTCCGAGGGCGAGTCCACCGAGGTGGAGGGCTAATGCGATGAGGTATGTCATACGATTTGGTAGTTGGAAACAATCCGGGAAGTTGGTTGAGTGGACGTTGCCCCATCCCGGAATTGGAGAGTGGTCCATATTGGGCCGCTAGACGCCACTACAGCGCGTCGGTTACTAGTCTTAGAGGTGACCAGCGCACCCTGAACGAAGAAGCCCCCAGCAACCTGCTGAGGGCTCTTTTCTGCAATGAGGAGCATCCGCTCCACCCATCCGTTATCCATCATGTGAATACAAGGAGGAGGATGTAGAGGACACAGACACCAAAGGCCAGGAGGCTGGCAAGACTAAGGTCGATGCTCATGCTGCCACCTCCTTGAAGTCGATGTCTGAGCAGTCATCCACCCCTTCTTGCTTGGGATCGAAGTCCTCGTCACAACCGTGATCGGCGTAGTTGAAGTAGCTCCATCCAATCCGTGTGCGTGAGCCCATGGAACTGAAAGTGAAGCAGTGCTCCACCATGCCTTCCAGCTTTACGAGGTCAACGTCCTCGCCTTCCCGCTCGTAACCAAGAGCCTTTAGCTCCCTCCATAGCTTCACAGCCTCACAGCGCGGCATTATCCGCGAGTGTGGCTTGTAACCGATCAACTGCTTTGCGAGCTTTGGAAGCTCATTAGCTTGGCTAACTGCGTTCATACGTGTAGAGCCTGCATTGGTTCGCAGCAGGTGTGCGTCATCAGAATCCCCGATGAGCTGAGTGGTGTCCACCCAGCGAGGGCGGCAGTTTAACGACGTGCCGAGGTCTTGAGGTAAGCTCACCCATTCCACCGCTGACCCTCAATAAGGTCAGTGTAGATTAGGCTGGCGATAGAAGCGTTAACTTCTTCCCATGCCCGATGTGCTGGCCCAATCCCGCTACCTGCACCTGCTGGGACGTTGGGCATTGGGGGTCTTGTCATCAGCCAAGCCCGCATCGACTCAAGGTCTGCTAAGGCGGCTGCATTCTCTTTGATTCTAAGTGCTACGCTTACTGTGTTCGTTTGCATGGTCATCTACGTTGTTTCTTGTTCACTGAGAGGGGCGACGGGTCTACCTAGACACCGCCAATCCACTCACAGCTACAAGGGGACAGTCATGGCATCTCCATGGAAAAAATTAATTTTGGTGCATCCTCGTGGGAAAATTAAATTCTCCATGGGAAAATTAAATTAAAGGGGAGAAAATAATGATTGGGGGGTTGGGGGGTGGTGGTGTATTTAGCCTTATGCCAAAGGTGCCGGTAAAGCTTGGGAAGAAAGTGCTAGAAGAGGCTCTTCGGGTTCAGAAAAATCCGAGTGTTCCAATGGGGGTTCGATTAAGTAAGGAGCCGACAAAGAAGGGGTTGGCAAAAATTGCCCTTCAGCAGCCTGATTTTTCGGAAGAGGAGGTTGAGGACAAGGGGGTGGTTGAGGCGCTAACGGAGGCTGGTGAATTTGGCGAATCGGGATTGTCTACTGTTGCTTTTGGTTCTGGGTTAGCTTCCTTGTTGAGGATGAAGGGTGCGGCGGGACTTGCGACTAAAGCAGGGAGAGGTGCTGGTTTGGCGACGGTTGCTTTGCAGGGGGTGGATTTGGCCAGAACCTTGACGGATGATGATTATCGGGAGGAGGTTAAGGCATCCTTGGAGGGTATGGATGAAGTTGATGCGTTTCAGCAAGGTGTGACCAGATTGCCTTCTATGTTGAATGCTCTTCAGGAGGTAAATTTGGAAACGGCTGAGCAGTTTCAAGATGTGGAAGATCAGGAATTGAATACCGACCGTAAGTTTCAGGAATTGAGGATGAAGAGAAAAGCTCGACAGGAAGAAACCAATCGTATTAACGAGGATCAGCGTCGAGCGTTGGAGGCACCTAGCGCTGAAGAAAAAATCAGGATGGCAAAACTTGAGGATGAAATGGAAAAACAGAATGCTCGGAACATGGTGCGTTCTTACTTGGAGGGTCAGGGTTTGGTATGACAGTTGACGGTTTTGAGTTTCCGGCTGGAACTTCTGAAATTGCTGCTAACTTGTGGCTTTATTCGCAAGCAAGTGAGGCCAATGGTGTTCCTAGGACGCCTGAGCAGAGATTTGCCAATTTCAAAGCTGCGGTGGATTTGGCGTTCAACTGTGAGGGGTCGATTAGGCGGGTGGTTTGGAACAGGTGGACTGAACTAATCATTCGTTCTTACATTGGTGGGTGGGAGAAAAAGCGATTTTTAGCTCTTGCTGGGTGTTCTAGTTCTGGCAAGTCGGACGGCATTGCTTTGTGTGGGTTGATGGATTATTGGGCGAGGCCCACCGAAACTTACTTCTTGGTGATGTCTACGACCAAGCAGGCGGCACGGATGCGTATTTGGAAGTCGATTACGCAGCTTTGGGGGCAAGCCATTGAGATGGGGTGTCCGGGTAAGCTCATTGATTCGGACGGCTACATTAAGGGGGTGAACCAGAATGGTTTGCTGTGGCGGAATTCGGGCATCATTTTGATGGCTGCTGGTAATTCTGATGCTGAGCAAGCGTGCAAGGACTTGCTGGGGATTAAGAACCCGAACGTCATCATTGCGGCGGATGAGTTTAACGAGCTGGGAGACGGCATCTTGAAGACGGCTTTTGAGAACATGACCTCAAATGATCGCCTCAATTTCACTGGCATGGCCAACCCGGATAAGCTGACAGATCCGTTTGGGGACTTGGCAGAGCCGTTGCATGGATGGAAGTCCATTACGGAAGACGACGAGGAATGGCGAACGAAGTATGGAAAGTGCGTTCGATTGAATGCTGAAAACTCTCCACGGATTAAGGACGAGGGAGGAGAGCTTTTCCACTGGCAACCAGATCAAGCTTACTGCAATCGAATTGCCGAAACTCGTGGTGGCACTAAGTCCAGAGGCTACTATCGATTTGTTAAAGCTTTCTGGTGTCCAGAAGGTGCGACCAATTCAATTTACTCTGAAGTAGAGCTAATGAATGGCTGTGCTTTGGATGAACAGGAGCCTAGGTGGGATTCGCACCCAATTACGTTGTCGGGCCTTGATCCGTCTTTTAGCCGAAATGGGGACCGATCATGCGTAGCGTTTGCGAAGCTAGGAAAAGTGGAGGGTCGGACTCACCTGCATTTCTGCCATTTCCAAACTTTAACGGAAGACGTACAGGACAAGACAGTGGCGCTGTCTCATCAAATCGCCCGTCAATGGCGTGAATCTTGTGAAGACTGGGGCGTTAAACCCATTCACGCTGCTTTGGATAACACTGGAGCAGGCACACCGTTCGGTCACATTGTGGACATGGAGTGGAGTCCTGCTGTAATGAAGGTGAACTTCCAAGGAAAGGCGTCAGATCGAACAGTGGTTTTTCGAAATGAGGATGTTGGTTTCTACAACAAGAACTCAGAGCTTTGGATTCAGCCTAAGGAATTTATTCGGGCCAATCAGATCAGCGGGATTAGCAAGGAAATGATGGCTGAGCTGGTTGATCGTGAGTATCACGCCAAAGAAGGTCGATTACTTCGTGTTGAAAGTAAGGAAGAAGCTAAAAAGCGACTAAAGCGATCTCCTGACCTTGTTGATGCGGCCTTGCTTGTAATTGAAAGGGCTGTTAGCTTGGGGCATCTTCGAAGTGAGGAAGTTCGGAGTGTGGCTAAACTAGCTAATTCAGGTTGGGCAAAAAGTCGTCTCAAGAAAATGGTAAACACTGTTTGTGGACGACGTATGCGACGATAGAAAACAGACCAGAAGGTTGGCTTGACATTCATGCCTACCTGTGAGCAACTCCCGAAATGCCATCAGGAATTATCACTATTGGAGCCACTGCAGCTTCTCAGCTTGTCCCAGTGCCACGAGGACGGCAATTTACAATTGCTTTGCGAGGAACTGTCGGCGGACTTACCTCTTTTAAAGCTCAATGGTTTGACGGAACCAACTGGAACAACTTTGTTTCAACTGACTTGGATTTGAGCGCAGCTGGCGAAGCCACTGGAACAAACGTGGGCTCAATCAATGAAATTCAGGTCGTTTCTACAGGAAACAATGGATCAACTGCAATGATTGCGGTTATCAATGTCATTCCGATTGAAGCGCATTCGATGTAAGTTCATTTAGCCTGGCTAAAAAATGTTTATTTTTTCTGAATCAGAACAAGCACTCACTGACCTTAAAGGGTTGGATGATAATCTGGAAGCACCGGAGGAGCGGCTTTCTTCGCCGGAAGCTGCTAGAACAATTTACGACACTCTCGTAGATGCCGATAGTGACAGCGCGTTCAATCGCAGTTTGGTTCAGGGACAAATGAACTTCCTGCCTCCACACGATGAGGCAGAGCTTGAGAACAAAGGTCAATCAGACCGCTTCAACATTACCACTGGCGAGGGGCCAGCAATTAAGAATGAAGCTGTAGCTGCCTACATGGACATCTACACCACCCCTCGGATGCTAGTAGACATTCCGCTCGATTCATCAATTGACAAAAATTACGGAACTACTTGGGGCCAAGTAATGGCTGAGGAGTTTAGCACAATGGATCGCTCGGACGATAGTTCGCTTCCTACCCATTTGCAGCTAGCCGATACTTACGTCACTCATGGAGTGGCTATTGGCTATTTTGATGACCCAGAAACCATGCAGTATTCGGTAGCTGGACTTGATCATTTCAAGTTTCCTCGCAAAACCGGCATCGTTTCTTCTAAGGCTGAGCTTGTTACGGCATTAGGTGAATACAGCGCCAGCCAGCTTTATCGCAAAATTGGAAACAAGGGATGGGACGAACAGGCAATCAGAAAGGCTATTCGTTCCACGGCTGGCCGTTATCGTAAAGACTGGGACAACTGGGAGCTTATCCAGCGCGAAATCAAGTCGAACGAATTGTTCATTGATTCAGTGTGCGAGCCAATTGAAGTGATCTTCACTTGGGTTCAAGAATTTGAGGGCCAATGGTCTTATTACGTTTCTGCTCGTCACGGAATTGACTACAAGGGAACTCCTGACAATAACGAAACCTTTTTGTTCAGATCTAGGAATCACTATGAATCGGCTGACCAGTGCTTCCAAATCTTTCCATTTTCGGTCGGTGACGGTGGTCGCCTTTACACTGTTCGTGGCTTGGGTTACTTGATCTACCAGCTTTGCAGCGCCATGGACATCATGCATTGCAAGCTGCTTGATAATGCCCGCGTTGGCTCTTCGTTGCTAGTTCAGCCAGCAACCACTGAGGATGCTCAGGACATGCAGCTAATTGACTTTGGTGGAGGCATTGCGCTTCCGCCGACAATGCGGATTCCTGAACAGCGAATTGCTCAAAACCTGAACAATTCTCTAATCCCGGCGATTAACGAGTCTCGTCAAATTCTGAATCGAGCAACTGGTGGGCTAGCTTCTGGTCAAATGATGCTCCAGCCAGAGCAAGACCGTCGAACCAAGTTGGAAGTGTCGTCTCAGTTGGACTACATGAACAAGCTGAATAGCTTCGCAATTAACTTGTTCTATGGCCCTTACGACAAAATCATGCGCGAAAAGGTTCGCCGTGCATTCACTGTTCCACAGAAAGACCGACTGGCAGCAAAGCGGGTCAAGGAAATGAAGCAACGCTGCCTTGATCGTGGAGTGCCTGAGCAGGCTTTCTCCTCCATTGATCTAAAGGGAGTGAGGGCAAGCCGCATCATTGGTACAGGTAGCCGAGCAAGTCGGATTATGCTGATGGACCAAATGCAGCAGATGTATAGCACTTGGGACGCAGTGGGTCGGTCCAATTTTGAGTTTGATTACTTGGTGGAACTTGTTGGTCCTGAGAAGGCCGAGCGTTACGCTGGCCAGCCAAACCTTAAGCGCGAAACCTACGACGACTCCATTGCCACTCTCGAAAACTTCCAGTTGCTGGAAGGTGACTACATGGAGCCCAAGGAAGGTCAGGACCACATGGTACATCTGCCTAAGCACATTAACGAATTGGAAGTTGGCCTCAAGGAAGTTGACGAAGGCCAAATTGATCTTATGCAGTGGACGATTGAGCACGAGCCGCTTTACCGTCACTGCGTTGCCACTCTTGAGATTACGGTGGTCCACGAAACCATTCAGCCCGAGCTTAATGCTTACCAGCAGCGAGTTCAGCAAATTGGCGAGCTAGTGGTAAATGGGATGAAGATGATCAACAAGGCCAAGAGGGAAGGCAAGTTTGATCCCGAGCAACAAGAGCAAGGCCAAAATCCTGAAATGGCTAAACTAGAACAAGAAATGCGTTCCTCCCAGCTCAAGCACGATCAGGAGATGCAGCAGAACTGGCAGAAGCACATGGCCAAGCTGGAAGAGATCAAGCAAACCGGCCAGCAAAAGATGGTCATTGAAGCCCAGAAGGCGATGGGCAAAATTGCTGAGCGGGATGTCGAGGTTCAGGAGCGAATGAGTCGCTTGCGTGCTAGCCAAATTTAGTCTGGCTAAAGATTTATGTCCGCATTCAACGCAGAAGAAAAACGAGAGTTGGCGCGTCATCTGGAGTCGCCTGTAATGAAGAAAGCAATTAGTGAGGCTCTTCATGCCCTATGGCGCTCCAAAAGGGGTCTAGAAACGCTTGAGGCAAGTGCTATGGCGTTCAACTATCATAGTGGGGCTTGCGACGTTCTAGAGGCCCTTCACGGCTTCACTGAAGTCCCTAAAGATTTTGCCATCAACCCAAGAAAGCTTCGGGTGAATGGCTGAGCACGAGACACTGAATACCATGAGCACTGAAACCGCCGAAACACTAGAAGCAACCAATTGGGCTGACCCAACCGGAAAAGGAATGATTGCAGCAATGGCTGACATCGACTTTACCGATGACTTTGACAAGATCAGGTCTACTCCAACACCAGTAGAAAAACCTGCTGTCACGCCAGATCCGGTTCAAAAACCAGCCGAAACTGTTGTCACTCCGGAAGAAAAGTCGGAACCACTCATTGACGAAGACTTCTTTGGAACTGAAACCAAAGACGAGCCAGTGATTGCAGAGAAGGTTAATGCCTTCGACGAAAAGGGCTTTGATGCCGAAACCGAAGAGCAGGCAAAGGGCCTTGACGCTAAAGCTGGTGACAAATTCAAAGCGCTTCGGGCTGAGCTAAAAGAGTTTAAGTCCAAGTCGTTTGAGGCCGTAGTGCCGGAAGAAACCCGGCTCAAGCTTGAAACCCTTGAACTAAAAGCTCAAGAAGCCGAAGGACTAAAGCAACGACTTGAAGAGATTAGCTCTCAGTCTGCAAAGCTGAAGATGGAAAACAGCGACGTTTACAAACGAGAAGTGCTGGACCCAGCTGCAGAAACCTTCAAGCGCAGTGACGCCTTGGCTGAAATGTATGAAAAGGAGCCTGCTATTTTGCGGGCTATCATCAAGGAACGCGACCGAAGAGTTCAGAATGAGCTAATCAAGGAACACCTAAGCGAGTTCTCTGACTTTGACCGTTCTGAAGTTTATCGCCAAATTCAGGACTTTAATGGCTTTGTTGCCAAACGTGAAAGCTTGCTAGCTAATGCAGAACAAGAACTAGAGCGACAAGAGGCACTCCGAGTTGAAGCCACTGCAAAGCAATTGGCCGAGCAAAGAACCTCAGTGCAAACTATTCAGAAAGAGATCTGGGAAAAGTATAAGGATACGATTCCCGGCCTTGTTGATGACAATGGTGAGACTAAGGAGTTTCGCGACATGATGGCCAAGGGGCTTTCAATCGACTTTTCCACTGCACGAGCAAAGGATCAGGCGTTTGCTGCCTTCGCCGGAACAGCCCTTCCATATGCGGTGAAACAAATTGCAGCACTGAGAAGAGAGTTGGCCGAGCTTAACAAAGCGGCAGGTAAAGAGGTGAAGGGGCGTCCTGCTGCAAGCTCCGCGATTAAGCCTACGGAAGTTTCCAGTGACACCCCGAAGAGTTTCATGGAAGCAATGGCAATGGATTTCGCAAGTTAGTTTAACTAAGTTTTCGATTTCTCTTTACAAGAGCGGACAATCGGATTAGAAGTCACGCGAACTTGCCGACCGGGCAGGTTCGAAAACTTCCCCGGTTCGTCCGCTCGGTTCGTCATCCGTTCTAGCAATTCGTTTCAGAGTCTCTTTTGCAGACTCCGTTTTAGCTCGCCGTCATACGTGATGGCAAAGAACCGACCAACTCAAATTTACACCGCGTCTTAACGCACCAATACTATGGCTTATACTGTTCAAGACTTCCTCGTGGAGCAATCGCCCATCATCGGAACCGACATCAACCAGAAGCTCATGGAGCAACCCACGCCGTGGATTTCGCTCTACAAGCAGGAGTTCTGGGAAGATGAAAAGTCCAGCACCCAGCAGACCTTCCAGTTCGACCGCGCAATGATCGCTGGCGATGCTGACGAAGTTGAATGGGCTGACGTTACTGGTGACATTACCGGTGGTCCTAATGCCGCCAACCACTCCAATGTTACTACGGACGGGATTCCTCCTGCTGACTCCATTCAGTTTGGCCAGACCCTTCGTAGCTACCATCTGCAGCACAAGGCCATCTGGGGTCCGCCAATGAACACCAACCAGCTGCGCGACAAGTTCGAGCGGGTTAAGCAGATGGGTGCCTGCGTTAAGGCCCTTGCTGACCAAGCTCGTGAAACTTGGATTGACCGTAAGCGCCGGGAATACACTCGTGTTGCTGATAAGCTGGTGGTTCTTGATTCGGCCTTCAACCTGAATACCAGTGCTTACGACACGATGGCGTTCCCAGTTCCTTCTGGTTCCGCTCATACCGACAGCTCGATTCTCACTAACGGTTTTACGGACCCAATCTACGAATACCTCAACCTTAATGGTGGAGCTAGAGGCGCAATGGGCATGGCTGAAAACCGTCCTGTTTACGGCTTGGTTACCAGCTCGCGTTCGTCTCGCCGCTTGATTATGGCCGATCCGGACATCCGCGAAGACTTCCGTTACTCGGCTCAGAACGAAAAGCTTCTTGCTCCAATGGGTGTGAAGTGGAACTACAACGGTTTCACCCACATCATCGACGACAAGACCAATCGTTGGGAGTTCATGAACGAAGCAACCAAGTATGTCACTGTTGCAGTGGCTTCTGGTGGAAATGACGCTGTTCTGACCCTGAGCGCATCGATCACTACGGAACTTGCTGCTGTTCCGAATTCTCCTGCTCGGTTCTACAAAGGAACTCAAATTGTTTCTGCTGCAGGAGTTTCGTATGTGGTTACTGGTTACCTTACCGCTACGACCTATTCGGTTCGCCTTGCTACTGGACTGCCCGTTACCGTGGCTGCTACTGCAACGACCGCTGGTTTCAAGGCGTGGATTTCCATTCCTCAGTATGTGGTGACGGTGACCGGTTCTGACCTTACCCGCAAGAAGGTTCCGAACATCGGCTGGCTTAACGCCACTTGGGAAGACTCTTACGTCTTCCACCAAGACGTTTGCTGCTCGTTGGTTCCTCGCCCAATCACCTCGGTTGGCCCTGCAACGTTCCCTGCGGTTAACTACTCTGGAACCTTCCGCTGGACCAACTACGATGACCGGGATCTCAACCCCGATGGCAGCATTGGTCAGTTCCGTGGTGTCCTTTCCAGCGGAACTCGTCCGGAGAATATCGAACTCGGAGTGGTTATTCGCCACCTCGCAGTCCCGAATCCTGATGGTCGCGTGATGAACGGCAGTTCTCTTGGTTAATCGGTAGTGCTCAAGACCCCGGTTCGATAGCCCATGTCGGGCCGGGGTTTTTCTTTTAACTAAGTGGGTTCAATTAGATAAAATTATGAAAGGTTTCTTGAATTTGATTCTTCCGGGAAATCCCTCGGACAACTGCAATCGCCGTGGCCTAAAAGAAGGTCGTCGTGCATTTGGTTTTTCTTTTGGTCAGCCTGCAGTGCTTGCTGACGACGGCGTCGAATTGGGTTTGAATGCTCCACTTCCAACTGACTCGCAAACGAATTCAACTGCTACTGTTGCTCTGACCAAACGAATCAATTATTTGACTTATACGACCGGAAACGTTGCAGCAACTCTTCCTCCTGTTTCAGGCCAGCTTCGCGACATTTGGGTAATCAAAAATGGAGCATCCGATGCCGTTGTTACTAAAGCTTCTACTGATGCTACTAACATCATGCGCAGTGCTCTTGTTGCCGCAGGAAACAGTAATACAGTGGCTACACTTACCAGTGCTCGATTCCTTTCGGATGGCACTAATTGGTATCGAGTGGGTTGATTTGCTTTGAGTCCCCTTTCTATTCTGAAGGGGGGCTCTTTTTGTTTTAATTTAGCCTGACTAAAGCCATGATTAACAATCAATCGTTGGTCCTTGTTGAAGACGGAGTGGTCAAAGGAGTAAGCAAGGGTCACAAGGCTTTTGTTTTCCGAGATGGAGAACCGACAACGGTTGATTACGAAGGCGCAGAAACTCCTCTTGTTTCTGGCAATGGCACGGGCATCACGGACGCCGCGGCGTTCCGCGACAAACTCGGAGTTCTTGGTCGGGTCACAAAATTCCTTGCGGTGGGTGATTCCATTACCGACCGGTCTTCCGGGTATGCAGCGGACTACAATTACCTGTCTCTTGACCCATCCGGTTGGGCGACGGCTTTACGTCTGATTTCGGCGGGACGGATGATCCCCGTCCCGCGTGACAACGCGTTCGCCAGCGACTTGGAACACGCCTATTCCGGCATTTCAGCCGCGGCCTATCTTACGGGCGGTCCTGTTTGGTTGAACGGCGTGGTGCCGATAAACGACGCCGTGGCCGCGGCCGATGATGCGGATGTTATCATTGTCCACATCGGCACAAATGACATCGACGGTGTAGCTTCCGCGGCGACCATTGCGGCCAGCGTCATTGCAGTTTGGGACGCGCTGGTGGCGACTGGGAAACCGGTGATCGGCACGGACATTTTGCAGAGGGCATCGACCGCAGCGGGATGGAACTCGGCAAAGCGGGATCAAGTCAATGCGATCAACGAAATCCTCCAAGAGTCATGGGAGGCGCACGGTCTAATGTCATACCGCCCGTGGAATGATTTCGTCGTGCTGGACTCGTCTGGCTATGCGGCGGCAACAGAGTTTCCGAATGACGGACTGCACCCGACGATGCGGCTGGGCCTCCAGTTTGGCGCGGATTTATGGGACGCTCTGAAAGCGTATGCATTTGCCAGCCCATGGAGGATTCCCCCACGGGGGTCTAGTCTTTGGGTGACACCGAACCCATATGTTGACGGGAACGTGTCGGGGTTTGCGACTAGCTGGTTGAACAATGGGGTTGCCGCTCCATTGGCCAGCAAAACAACCGACGCAGACGGCACGGTGTGGCAGCGACTAGAAACCACCGGCGCAGAAAACACGTCGGGCATCCGCGCGTTTTACGCCCGAATCACCAGCGGCATTCCCTCAGCGGGAACGCGAGTGCGCGCCGCTGCTCGAATCCGCATCCCGACCGGCACCGGTATCACTGGCGCTTTCGTCGCCGTGCAGCAGGTGGGCAGTCCGGAAACGTCGGATTGGCTTTGGCCCATTACAGCGGGCGGCGCGTCAACCCTTGCCTCGCCATTGCGGTCAACAGAGCTGGTTTGTGTCAGCGAACCCTTCGAGGTGGATGCCAGCGTGACGCAATTGTGGATCGCCGTGGGCATCCAATCCTCCGCCGCCGGGTATGTCGATTTCCGGCAAGCAGGCATTTTCTTCGACCCGGAATAACCAACCCAACCATCTGGCCACCATGAAAACCATCCTCCACCTCATCATCCTTGCGCTCGCGGTGCTCTACGCCGTAACCTGAATCCCCATGACCTCTTCCCAATCTACTGCCCGCCTCGTGCTGTATGTCCTGATCGCAATGGTGACCGCCGCGTCCGCGGGGGTTCTGACTGTGGATTTCGGTGACTCGAAACAAGTCGCTGTCTTCGTCCTAGCGATCATCGCCGCAGGGCTCAATACGGCTCGCAGCTACATCGACAAGTCCGCCACCGAAGTCACGAAACTGTGAAAGCCTTGTTCCACGATCACGGAACAGAACTTTTGAAAGGCGTGGTCGGCGTCGGAGCCAGCGTGCTGTCAGTGCTTACCTCAATGCAAGAGAGCATCGAGTACTACCTGCGCTGCGGAGCTTTGATTCTCGGCATGGTCGTCTCAATGGCAACGCTCGTCTCTATCGTCCGCGGTTGGAAAAAGAAGAAGTAATCTCCAAACACACCAGCACCATGAAACTGACCTGTACCTTGATCTGGCTCGCCCTTGTTGGCTGGCTCCTGCTCGCTTTTTCGAGCTGCACCATGTCCGTCTCACCTGACGGCGCGAAATCCTTCAGCCTTGACGGGGCGCAAGCCACCAAGGCAATCGAACTCCTCAACCAGAAGTAACCCGTGAAAAAGGACTCCCGGCTTTCACGCGCAGGCGTTTCCGGCTACAACAAGCCGAAGAAGACCCCAAGCCACCCGACCAAAAGCCACGTTGTCGTAGCCAAGTCTGGCGATCAAGTGAAAACCATTCGCTTCGGCCAGCAGGGTGTCAGTGGCTCTCCAGATGGAAGCAAAAGGAACAAGGCGTTCAAGGCTCGTCACGCTGGAAACATTTCCAAAGGAAAAATGTCTGCTGCCTTTTGGGCCGACAAAGTAAAATGGTAATCCTTTTCTATGAAAAACAAAGCAATGGCCGAATACGGCAAGAAGATGGCAGCTGGCAAAATGCCTGCTGGTAAGATGGCTAAAAAGATGGCTCCTGCAGCCAAAAAGATGGCCAAGAAGATGGGTAAGAAAATGTAACCAACCAAGGGGCGTAGTTGCTAACCCAGCTACGCTCCTTGCTCCTCTTATGAAAAAGAACAAAAGCACGGTCAATTCGGCAGGGAATTATACCAAGCCAACTATGCGCAAGCAATTGTTCAACAAGATTAAGGCTAGCGGCAAAGGGGGAGATCCCGGCGAATGGTCGGCTCGTAAAGCGCAGCTTCTTGCTCGTGAATACAAGTCTAAGGGTGGTGGTTACAAGTAACATCCAAGCAATCATTAGCCATGAAACCTCAACAAGCTTCTTTGAAGAAATGGACCTCTGAAAAGTGGCGCACTAGTGATGGCAAACCGTCTAATGGAAAAAAGCGTTACCTTCCAGATGCTGCGTGGAATTCTTTGTCTCCAGCGGAAAAATCTGCTACAAACAAAGCCAAGGCCGCTGGCAATAAAAGTGGGAAGCAGTTTGTGAAGCAGCCCAAGAAAATTGCCGACAAGGTCCGAGTGTTCCGAAAATAAGTAAAACGACAACGTTATGACTCCAGCTACTCGTAATTTCAACATCTACAAAGGAGCAAAATGGAGCTATACGTTTTCGCTCAAGCAATCAGGAACAAGCACAGCAGTCAACTTGACTGGACTTACCCCAATGGTGTTTACGGTTAAAAAACCAAACACTGATGAAACCATTTTTAATGCTACAGTAACAGTTGCCACACCTGCTAATGGTGTTGCTGTGGTAACAATTTCCGGCGCTCAAAGTGACCTGCTTCCTGTTGGGGCAAAAGTTCGGTATGGTCTTCGTGACAATTTGAACAATCCTTACATGGTAGGATTTTTGGAAGTTAAATACTTTGCACCTGAACCAGTTTAAGTATGGCTGAAATTGACATTTTTATTGATGCCGCTCCTATTGAAATTGAAATTAGCGCGGCTCAAGGGATTCCGGGAGTTGCTGGTGCTGCTGGCCCGAACTCCGTTACCTCGACGACGACTAGCAACGGCACGGCAAATCTTTTGCTGTCCAACGTCGAGACCGTCACGGCGACCGTCACCGACACCCTCACCGC